ACGCGCACATTGTAATGAATGCCAGGAAAACAACTCCTATTATCACACCTAGTAGTAAACGAAGTAGGTGGCCACAAACGATAGCATCTGTGGCACCTTCCCGCACTAATAGCGCGCCTACGACGCGCATACTTGGACCTACCACCGCCAAGTGGTCTGCCCGCACACTCAGATATAGTATAAGCTAAATCAAACACAAACACACCAGAATGTAGATACATAGCCCTAGCTACAAGTAAAGCCGTTCTAGACACACACTTCATTTATTGTTCGATTTCCCGTAATCTCTAGTGAGTTCAGGACCATTCATACCGCCAGTCACCTCAGCATTAAGAGAGCTAAACACCTGATTGCGATTCGCACCGCGTAAAGCCACATCATTATGGGTGTTGTGAGCAACTTTCTCTCTCGGGGTTGGCCGCCTTATCAGGCCCTCCAGTGGTTGAACTGCAGCAGTGTTCTCCACGTAATCAAAGCAGTCGAAAGCGGCGAACCGATCCTCATATTGAAAGCCCATAGCAGCCCAATCAGCGGGAGGTGAGTTGTGGGTCAGCATGTGATTCCAAGTTACAGGCGCATACAACCTGCAAACTCTACGCAAAGTCTCAGCATCCTTCTTCATCACAGCGAGCACAGCGTCCGCCGTGATGGCACCCCTAGGCCACTCAAATGATCCCCTCGGATCCAGATACACAGAACTGCTAGCATCCTTGCAGAACAGCACGGCCTGGATCACAACTTGTTGCACATGCTCTGTCGGCACGCCCAGCCCCTCAAGATTCACATATATGCGCATCATATCCTCCGATGTGGCCATATTATTAGATATGGCGATTGGTTTGATCCTGCTGAGTGCCTCAATGGAAGGCCTGTTGTAGGGATTGGTTGGATCGGGACGCATGTCCTCCGCCAGCTTTAACTTTGGCCTGCCTGTCTCCAAGCCTGGGTTTGTCACGCGGATTGCACCGCGCCTTTCACGTAAGAAATCACGCAAACTATCCAACCTGCGTTCTAAGGACGCTTCCTCATCATTTGCAACATTGCGAGCGTTGGAGCCCCCCGGGTTCTCAGCCGCTTCAAAATCCACTGCTTGCGGCAGCGGTCTCGATCCCTGGATCGGTTGGGAAGCACCCGCCTCCTTGTTAGCCTCAGCTTTCTTCAATGGTTCACCCATACTCACTATTTCAAATTACCCTCAAGACCTAAAGGAAGCACAAACTATTGGCTTAAGTTCAGACACAGCTCTACTGAATTCCTGTGTTACCGGACACCCCAAAAACCGCACGGACTCGCCTGTGATTAGCACTGTACACCCGCTCTGACTCTGATTAATAGCTAAGAGTGCAACTAAGAACGCAGTGAGTCCAATGAGAATGTACTGAATCATGAATGTTGACCCCCACACCTTCTACAACTAGCACCACTGAATTTCTGGCTCACCCAAATGAGAGCAATCAAGAGACCAACAAGCGCCCAAGGTTGTCCAAGCAAGGGCGATCTGCCACTCTCGATTGAATTAAGCTTGCATGGGCTGTTGTAAAACACAGATTTTGTACCGTCTCGATACCAACCGCCGTGTGGCAAGTTATGATCCCTATCGCCTACCGCAGGTAGAGTGCTCTTTGTTATTAGCCAAATTATTGCTGCTAAGGTCGCTCCGGTAGCCGCCGAAAGGTATACCTTTGAAAAATCAGGCGGCGGTGTAAGTGGCATCGGGGCACAAGATGTGAAGTGCTTTCCTATGCCTTGTCATGCACTGGTAAGCAGCGGCGCGATTGATCCGGGGAGAGTTCTCCGACGTTACAAAAGTAACTACTTCGAATGTCTGGCCCACAATTTCACTCAGATTAAAAGCTTCCACGCTATGCGCTCTGAGTAAGCAACCCACTTCTTCTTCAAAGTACACTACCACTCCCTCTGGTTCCTTCACAAATATGTCAGACACCTGTACCAAGTCTGGGCCCTCACTTTGAATGTCCCAGCCTAGCTCTCTCAACAAGGACCCCGTTGCACTACCGAATCTTCTGCTAAAAGTGCACACAAAATCTGCACTTCGCACAGAATCTGCGCTAGACTGTATGGGGTCACCAAATAATGCAAATGCTTCAGGTACCTCAGTTAGTAGTGTATACTCGTCCAGAACCAGGTACTTACCCTCAGTTGCTGCACCCTTCCACTTCCTGATCCAGTTCCCGCTCAATCTTGGTTGATCCTCAACGCCAGCAGTGTATGCGCTAAATCGACTATCTAATTCCAACAACTCACGAATTAAACTACTTTTTCCCGCACCGGGCACACAATGGACCACAATTGGAAATTCCAACTTACTATGCAAACGCTCAAACTTATATTTGTACAACAATCCTACAAGCACATCCATAAATGTTCAAACCTACAGCACTACCTAAGCTACCTTTCTTTAAAGCACCTCGAACACTTTCTTAATGTCAGAGCGGATGAGGTGCTTGTTCCGCACGATGATCCTCACGCAGTTATAAAATGCGGACACTTCTTCCTCATCCATTCTGTTTACAGCCTTTTCGCCCAACTTGTATGCGTAGGCAACCTCTATGGCATAATTGTCGATGCAATTGTTGAGGTTGTTCATTTCCTTAGCAATGCACATTCGCTCTAGCACGAGCTGTGGCTTCTTGTAAATACCATCGGGGCATAAGTGCCACCCACAAAACGTAGGTTTGTTCACGAATTGCACTTTCGCTTTGAGCTTCAATTTATCGAGGAAGTGCGCAAATTTCTTAGTCGGTTGCAACCTCCTTGACGCGCACATATCATCGCCCGCAAAACATATGTACTCATCCCCACGGATGTTGTACCTCATGAAAGTGAAGAGCATGTTTGCCAGTGTGTTGAACAAGAAAGTGCTCGCTTCACCCGAGAAGCGCATGATGGCGAAATTGCCTAGCTTTGAGCCCAAGCTTGTTTTGATGTACTTGTAATCCTCAATTAGATCATTTGGTAATCGCAGGAACTTCATCAGCTCTAGTTCAAAAGCCATGATAAATTCATCCTGAGATGCATCAAAGGCTTCATAATCGGACTCAGTGCATATCCCATCGAATTTACCCATCTTTACCCATTCATCAAGCTCCTCGAGCCCCTTTCCAGAGTGGATGTAGTAGTTCTTCGGCAGCACTTCATGCACTTTCATCTCGATGTACCGCATATAAGGTGCGAAGCGACACAAGACCGCATGCTGGAAGCATACAATACTCTGCGCTGCCTTAGCCACTCTGAACCGATTGTCGAACTTGGTGCATAGCTGACTTTTTGAAAAAATTTGCGCTACATCCATCGGCCAATCTCGGCACGACCTCCCTGAGTGATTCTCAATAGTCGCTGCGCTCTTGCTCAACTTCTTCTCCTCAAAATTCCACAGCGCTTCCTCCATGAAACGAGCATTATGAACCGGCTTAAGTGGCACACGCTTGAGGAATTCCTGCAGCAACGCTTTCCCATATGTGGCTGCGTGGAACAATTTTCCCTTCTCCCTTCCAGGGTTGGAAAAGCTTAAGCGCTTCTTGACGGCCATCAAAAAGGTGACCGTGTCACTAGCTCTATGCCTTGGGTAAATTGTTTCAAAGCGCTCGGCGGCATTGGTCAGTTGCTTCGCACCCAATTGCTTTGTGTGCTCATCTGTGAACTGCTCAGACACCATGTCACCCATACGTACCTCTCGATACTCTTTTGCCATGATTTTGTGCACCCACTGGGCCCTCACGCTCTCTAGCTCATCCCTGGGCAAATGTGTGCGAAACCACTCCTCTTGCATTACAACCTCGGGGCTCTCAACCACTTCCACATCTGGAGCTTGGTACAAATTCACCATCGTCTTTAGCCAGGGGTCCCCAACCAACTTTTCCTCTCGAACACCCTCATCCTTCCCGATTAAGCGGTTGTAATCATCCTTGAATTGTGGCCTTCCAGGGAGCATCTCGATCAAGTCCTTCGGTTCAGCAGTCTTGCATAGAAACTTTGCTAGCACCCTCCCCTTGTATCTAAGCGCCAATTGTTGGTAATTCATCCCGCTGCAGTTGACAAAGCACAAATTAAAGCGGAACCTGCTCAATGCGGTAATCCACCTCCGTTCACTTGTCCGTTCTGAGATTGCAGAAATGTAAATCGAACCATACATGAACGTCAACCCCGTGCTTTCTCCGAAAGTCAGCACCTTCGCACCAGGCAGGTGGGCACACACTACCATTTTCTCATCAAATGAGCTAACCAGCACCACCGCGCGGTACTCTTCTCCCAAATCTTGCAAATTC